CCTGAGTTGTGGTCGGATTCGGATGATGGAACAAGTTACAGATATTCGTTGAAGTGTGTATTGCAAGTTTCAGATCCGAATGATCCTGAGTACATGGTCACGCTTGTGAATCAATCTGTGACGGGTACAGCCGTTTTTGCAGAAGAAGATGATTATTCATATGCCAGTGCTTCGGTGAGCTTTTCGGACCCTTCTGGATTGTTTGAGACGTATGGTGTGCTACTCAGGAATACAGAGAGTCAGGTTTTGACGAGCGTAACATTAAATTTGAGGTATGGGGCTATGGTGAGAGCATATATAGTCCCATATGGTAGTAATCAGGAGGTTGAAATCTATTCGGGGAATGCCCCTCAAGTTCTGACATATTTGCAGGAGATACCGACAAGTGGAAATAGGGTTTCGACCAGTGCAAATGTAAGAATATGGGGTCATTATTTTGCCAATGTATCTTTTGCACAGGATGTAATTGATTATGCTCTCCCCGCATTTACGAATTTGGCAGTTCATCGATGCAATGCAGATGGATCGTCAAATGATGTTGGATCGTATTGCCGTATTGAGTGGGGAATAGTAATAACGTCGATAAACAATGAAAACAGCAAGAAGTTGAAGATCGTTCATCCTGCCGGAGAAACCGATTATGATCCGTTAACGAGTTATGTGGAATCTGGGTCATTGGTCGTAGTGGCGAGCACTGAAAGCGCATACACCATATCGTTCACATTGACAGATGATTTGAATTCGGTGGAGAGAAGTGTATCGCTTAGTACTGCGGGAACGATAATGGATTGGTTGTATGGAGGATTGGGAATCTCTTTTGGAAAAGTCGCGGAGATGAGTGAGGCGGTAGATATCAATCCGGAGTGGACTTTAATTTGTCAGAAAATGATGTATGCGGGTATCAATCTCACGGATTGGATCAAGGATATTGCAGTTCGGATTAGAGCTCTGGAGCAGTTCTTGTCAAATTCAGCGAGCTCAACCCAGTTTGAAGTATCTTTCTATAATCAATATGATTTGTATGATCGTCAATGGGTAATGAGTGGGGAAGATGCAGAAGAGCCGGAGGGAGTACCCGAAAAAGAATCTACTCAGCAGTATTCGTATGCCTTTGCTGGATGGGCGTTGACGCAGGGGGCATCTGCGGCTGATCCTGATGCATTGTCAAATATTACATCATACAGAGCGCTTTATGCGGCGTTCGTGCAAACATTGAGAGCCTATAATGTCTATTATTATCATGGGTCGGAATTGTTGCAGGAATTTGATTCGGTGAATTATGGAGCGTCGGCAGCGTATAGTGGGTCTGTCCCGAGTGAAGAAGGGAAAACATTTATATCGTTTGTTCCTCATGGTGATTTCGTGGATGGAGTCTTAGAAAGCCAAGCGGCTTTTTATGATGTATCTGAGGTATCGGATGATTGGGGAACAATAATTAATAAATGCAATCAGGGAATAGCGGCGGATGAGTATAATTTGGGACAATATAAGGATCTGGATCTCGGTACAGAGGGTGTTATCCGAATGCAGATCGTGGGTAAGAAGGTTGATTCTATAGGTGGAGGAAGAAAAGCGCAGTTAACGTGGGTCGCGCAGAATGTATTGACAACGCCTGTTCATCTCAATGATACCGATATCCAGATGGAGTATAGGCCGGTGCCGTCGGATTCGTTCGAGGTGTTTCTTTTTGAAAGACAGTATGCGTCTTTGAATACAGAGGAGGATACGACAGGAAGTATCAAGGTGTCTGCGGTTTCGACGGCATCCGGAACAGCTACGATACAGTATTGGTGTGAGAATGCATACGACAATCAGGCCATTGAAGTGAAAGTCAATGGATCGGTTGTCGTAAGTGGGTATAATAGCACGGCAGTTGGAAGCTATGCTGTCAGCGTAGAAAGTGGAGATAATGTAGTAATAGAGGTCAGTTATTATGCCGGAGAAGCTGTTGTCAGTGCTAATTGCCGATTTAGCGTCAATGAGTCCGTCTCTGGAGTTTTTGATTGGAGTTCGAGGGTAGTAACTATCGGTAAATATGGGAAGCCGTATATAAAGAATTATGTGAATGGAACGGGTGGAATCGGTGGATGGGAGTATTGGAGTGTGAGAGAGTATTTGCAGGAAACCATTCGCCCGTTGATTCCGGCTGTTGTGATGAATGGCATTAAATCTGTCAAAAAGGTTTCTGCGGCTTGGCAGAGCGAAGTTGTAACAAGCACGACAGAGGCGGTTAATGCCGGAGTTGTTGCCGGATTCTGTACAACTTATGATAGTCTCTGGATTCCTTCTGCAAAAGAGATGATCGGATCGTATTTGGCGGGTCAATATGGTTTGCCGGAATATGCGTCGAATGCAGATACCAGAGGAAAAACATCTCCCGGTTCGTCAACAAAAAGGTCATGGTGGATGAGAGATGCGATGGTGAAAAATGCCAACCCCACATTAAACAATTCGAGGTCTGGAGTCTATTGCGGAACTAACGGAGCAGTGAATTTTGCGACTGCTACCAATATTCTTACAAACAATTATTATCTTGTTCTCGGATTTTGCACCTGAGAGGTGAGCACATGAATTTATTTAGAACGATCCGAAGTTTCTTGAATGAAAAGAAGAAAAAGAAGGTTGTTCTTTTTGGAGATTATGGGCGTTTGGTGATAGAGAGTTTGAAGATTGATGTTCCTTTGTATGATTCAAAAGGAAAAGAAGTGCAGAGAATAGTTGATGATGATAGATCCGCTGTTGCTATTCGGTGGGGGGACCGGGTGCTAATAGGGGATCATAATTATCAGGAAAATTTCAGAAATCTTTACCTAGTGCATCCTGAGAGAACAGTTGCAGAGGTTTGGAATGGTGATCGAAAAAGAACGTTTGTATGTGTCAGAAAACAGGTGGGGCACATAGAAGTTGGGCTGAAAAATCGATTGGTAGATAGTGATTGGAACAGTGTGTTTTCACAGGATTTTGGAGATGTATGTATTTATACGTGTTTGGGTTGGAGCGCAAATAATATAGTTGATGTTGTCTTAACTTATTGGAAAGAAAGGGGGGAGCAATAATTGTCTCTTGAGTTTACCAAGGTTGTGTATGTAGATGGTCAAATTGTTATCTATGCGAAAAATCTCAATGATATTCAAGATGCCATCTTACAGTTGGATCGTGACAAATTAGAGGCAGATCAAGGGGCTATCCATTCTGGAAGATTGATGGGCGTTGATTCGGATGGAAGCATTAAGTATGTAGCCATTGCCAATGCCCCTGCGAGTGGAAGTAAAGATCCGATATCGTCTGGTGCCGTCTATGCGTCTGAGGCTGCGATTGAGTCTGAAATTGCCGGTGTCAAGTCGGATGTAGAGTCGATAGAATCTACGATGGAGGATTTCGGGGCCGATCTTGAGTATAATTCAAGTACAAGCATGCTCTATCTTCTCAATAGAGAAGGGGAAAGAATAAGCGATGGAATTGTAATCGCCGGAGGTGGCGGCGGTGGCGGCGGTGGAGGAAACAATGCCGTTTTGACCATCAGCAACAAAACCGGTTGGCTTTCCAAAACCATCAGTCTGGGTGCATCTTGTATATTGAGCTTTTCTTGGTCGTCTCTGGAAGATGATATTCCTACCGGAGATGGAATGATGACGGTGCGGGTCGGCGGTGTTGTGAAGAAAGTTCAAGACATAGCGCAGGGCGATGTTACCATCGATGTGGGTGAATTCCTCGGTAGTGGAACAAATAAGGTGAAATTAAGTGTCGCGGATGTTTATGATAATTCTAAGACGATCAATTTCACCATCAATGCCGTGGAGTTGACAATCTCTAGTACCTTTGATCCGTCAGGTATATTCCCCGCCGATGAGGATGTGGAGTTTACTTATGTGCCTGTCGGTGCTGTCGAAAAGACCGTTTATTTTGTGGTCGATGGTGATCTGGTAGGAACGGAAACGGTTGTCGTATCTGGAAGACAGCAATCATTTATGCTGCCGCCGATGGATCATGGCTCTCATAGTGTTCTTGCGTATTTCACGGCGGTAATTGATGGAGAAACAGTTACATCGAATTCGTTGTATTATGACATTATTGTTGTAGATCCGAGTTCTAATATTCCCATCATTTCGAGCACATGGACAAATGAAAATGTAACTCAGTATGAGACAATCGTAATTCCTTATCGTGTCTATACGCCGAATAGTCTAACGTCGAGTGTATCGTTGTATGTCAATGATGATGTAGTATCGGAATTGACAGTGGATAGAACGACACAGACATGGAGCTATAGATTCTTCGATGTTGGAACAACGAAGTTGTCAATTGTCAGCGGAAGTGCTGTGAAGATTTGGACGTTCACGGTTGCTGAATCGTCTATCGATATCGAGGCGGAAACGCAAGATCTGTCTCTGTATCTCACAAGTCAAGGTCGGTCAAATACCGAATTGAATCCGAATGTTTGGGAGGATGTTGATAACCATATATCTTGTGTTATGACCGGGTTCAATTTCGTCTCGGATGGATGGATAAATGGCCTTGATGGTGTGACGGTATTGAGAGTAAATGGTGATGCCCGGGTCGTTATCCCATACAAGGTATTCGCTGCTGACTTCCGAGGGACCGGAAAAACCATTGAGTTGGAGTTTTCCACTAGTAATGTTTTGAATTATGATGCGCCGATCATATCTTGTATGAGCGGAGGAAGAGGATTCCAACTCACGGCGCAGAAAGCCGTGTTAGATTCGGAACAATCGGAGATCTTCACGCAGTACAAAGAGAACGAGCATGTTCGTATTTCTTTCGTTGTGGAAAAGAGAGCCGAGAACAGGTTAATCATGATCTATATCAATGGGATCATGTCTGGCGTTGTGCAGTATCCGGATGATGATGATTTCTCTCAGCAGACACCGGTAGATATCAGTATCGGATCGAATTCTTGTACTACGGATGTATATAATATCCGTGTCTATGATAATGACCTTACCAGATATCAAGTTTTGGAGAATTGGATAGCCGACACTCAGGATATTCAGTTGATGCTCGATAGGTATGAGCAGAACAATGTCTATAATGATTATGGTGAGATCGTTATAGAAAAGTTGCCTCAAGATCTGCCGTATCTGGTTATCTCTTGTGCGGAGTTGCCGCAGTATAAAGGAGATAAAAAGACGGTATCTGGTTATTTTGTAGATCCTGCGAATAATGCCAATTCTTTTAGTTTCACCAATGCCCAAGCGGATGTGCAGGGAACATCGTCGCAGTATTATCCAAGGAAGAATATAAGATTAAATTCAGGAATGGATTCGTAATGACTGCGACGGGAACAACGGTGAGCAATTATAAGATCCGTACAAATTCTATTGCAACGAACACGTTCACGTTCAAGGCGGATGTGGCATCGTCTGAGGGAGCGAACAACGTCGAGTTGGCTAGATTGTATAATGATACGTGTCTGTATTCGACTCCGCCGCAGGAACAAAATCCGAATGTTCGTCAGGGTATAGATGGATTCCCGATAGTCATTTTCTGGGATAACGGGAATTCGATCCAGTTCATTGGTAAGTATAATTTCAATAATGATAAGGGAACTCCGGAAGTGTTTGGTTTTGCCAATGGAGATCAGAGTTGGGAAATCAAGAACAACACTAGTTCCAGAGTTTTGTGGCAATCGGCTGATTTCAGCGGAACAGATTGGCTCAATGATTTTGAGGGGAGATACCCGGATGGATATGAAAATCCGAGTGTTCTTTCTGTATTGTCTGCTTGGTTGGTTTCGACGGATAGAAGCAAAGCGACCGGGGAAGCGTTGTCTGTTCCTTATGTTGATGTTGATGGTGTAGAGCACACAATCGATAATGCGGATTATCGGCTCGCAAAATTCAAAACTGAGTTTGAGGATCATTTAGAGAAGAGTTCTGCGTTGTATTATTATTTGTTCACGGAGCTCTTTTTGATGGTTGACTCGCGGGCTAAGAATGCTTTCCCGTCGTTTTTCGGATCAGATAAATGGTGTTGGTTGCCGTATGACTTTGATACGGCTATCGGGACAAACAATGAGGGTACTCTTACATTCAGTTATAATCTGGAAGATACCGATAAGTTGCCCGGTGGTGCAAATGTGTTCAATGGGCAAGAGTCTGTAATGTGGATGAATCTGAGAGATGCTTTCCATGATGATTTACAGGCAATGTATCGTGATCTTAGATCTACCGGTGCTGTGTCTTATACAGTGGTAGAGCAGATGTTTGAGGACCATCAAGAAAAATGGCCCGAAGCAGTATTCAATGAGGATTCGTGGTTTAAGTACATTGATCCGTTGGTGAAAGATGGAACGGCATCGTATCTGTCGATGGCCCAAGGCAGTAAGGAAGAGCAAAGAAAGTGGTGGCTGTATAACCGGTTCCGTTATATAGATTCAAAGTATAATGCGGGTGATGCGCTGAGTGACCTTATCCAAGTTCGTGGATATGCCAAGGCAAATATTACGGTCACGCCGTATGCGGATATCTACCCGACGGTAAAGTATGGTTCGTATCTTGTTTCTGAGAGAGGGGAAAGAAATGTCCCGACAACTCTGATTAATCCTCTGGATGAGGTAAATGACACTGAGATTTATATTTACAGTGCCAGCCAGCTCGCTTCTGTTGGCGATCTGAGCGGTTTGAAGGTCGGCTTTGCGGATTTCTCGATGGCGACGAAATTACAGAGCATAAAGGTCGGAGATAGCGGTTCTGGGTATACGAATGGCAACCTGACCGAGCTGTATGTCGGTAACAATACTTTGCTCAACAGTGTGGATGCCCGCAACTGCACCGCTCTGGCGCAGGCTGTGGATCTGTCAGGTGCCGTGAATGTGGAGTATGTTTATTTCGATGGTACGGCAGTAACTTCGGTATCTCTGCCCAACGGTGGTATTCTGAAAACTCTCCATCTGCCTGGAACGGTGACGAACCTGACCGTTCGCAACCAGACCTCTCTTAATGAGTTCGTAATGCCGGACTACAGTAATGTGACGACCCTGCGTGTGGAGAATACGCCGAACATTCCGGTTCTCGATATTCTTGATGATATGGCGGCAAACAGTCGTGTGCGTATTATCGGGTTCGAGTTGACTGTGAGTAGCACAACGGATGTCGAAGATTTCTATGACTATCTCGACACCATGCGTGGTCTGGATGAGAGCGGCAATAACGTCGAAAAGGCGGTTGCCAGTGGTGTTATCAAGGGCCTTGGTGATATTACCGGATCTTGGCTCGCCGAAATGAGAGCGCGTTACCCGGACATCACGATTGAGTATCGGAGCATCGTAAGCAACCTGTACTACTATAGCTATGATGGAGAAACGCTCCTGTACACCGAGTCGATCCGTGATGGCGGCGACGGTACATATTCTGCAACGCCTGCCAGACCGAGCACGGCCCAGTATGATTACACGTTCGTAGGTTGGTCTCTGTATAAGAATCAGTCTGTGGCGTCGCCCGATGCCACCAAGAATGTTGTAGCGGATCGTAGCGTGTATGCAGCGTATTCTGAGACTCTGCGGAAGTATACGGTGCGGTTTTACAACGGAACAACTCTGCTCCAGACCGTGAATAATGTCCCGTATGGAAGCTCGGCAGAGTACACCGGGGCGACCCCTGTGCACCCGACAGACCCAGAAAATTATGAATTCAGAGGTTGGAATCCTGACCCGTCGAATATCACCGGTGCGACTGATTGCTATGCGGTGTTCGTGTTCATTGGGATTATGACGAGAAAGATCATTGAGCGAACAATCTCTGGAGCGTATGAGAATTCGTTGGTGATGGGGGTGGGGGGGTATGCGTTTTATTATTGCAATAGACTCGCTTCCGTATCGTTCCCGGCTTGTATGAGTATAGGGAGTTTTGCATTTCATAGCTGTTCTAGACTCACCTCTGTATCGTTCCCGGTGTGTACGATTATCGAGAAGAATGCGTTCCAGGCTTGCTCTAGTCTCACCTCCGTATCGTTCCCGGCGTGTACGCGTATAGGGGTTAGTGCGTTTTTTAGTTGTTCTAGACTCACCTCTGTATCGTTCCCGGTGTGTACGATTATCGGGAGTAATGCGTTTCAGGTGTGTTCTAGTCTCGCTTCTGCATCGTTCCCGATGTGCACGCATATAGATTGGAGTGCTTTTTACAGTTGCTATAGTCTTACTTCTGTATCGTTCCCGGCGTGTACGAGTATAGGGAATTATGCGTTTCGGAACTGCCGTAATCTCACCTCTGTATACCTTACCGGATCTGTCAGAGTTAATCTGGCAAATAGTAATGCTTTCACAAGCACTCCCATCGCCGGCTATACAGCCTCCACCTCTGGACAACTCGGCAGTATTTATGTCCCGGCATCGCTTCTGACCGAGTATCAGACGGCAACGAACTGGGCGTATTTCAGTGAAAGATTTGTGGGGGTGGAATAATGTCAAATACCATAGATATTCTTGGCGATGAGGTTGCTGCGAAGGAAATCGTAGAGCGTATTATAAGTTATTTTGAAGATGATGTGTGTACGAGTATAGGGCATTATGCGTTTGCGGATTGCACTAGTCTCACCTCCGTATCGTTCCCGGCGTGTACGAGTATAGGGCCTGGTGCGTTCAGTGGTTGCACTAGTCTCGCCTCCGTATCGTTCCCGGTGTGTACGGATATCGCGAATAATGCGTTTATGTATTGCTCTAGTCTTATTTCTGTATCGTTCCCGGCGTGCACGAGTATAGGGAATGCTGCGTTTCAGTATTGTTATAGTCTCACCTCCGTATCGTTCCCGGTGTGTATGAGTATAGGGACTAGTGCGTTTCAGAACTGTTCTAGTCTCACCTCAGCATCGTTCTCGGCGTGTACGAGTATATTTACTGCTGCGTTTCAGAGCTGCCGTGGTCTCATTTCCGTATCGTTCCCAGCGTGTACAAGTATATGGAATATGGCGTTTCAGAGTTGCTATAGTCTCACTTCCGTATCGTTCCCGGTGTGTATGAGTATAGGGAATACGGCGTTTATGTATTGCTCTAGTCTCACTTCCGTATCGTTCCCGGCGTGTACGAGTATAGGGCCTGATGCGTTTAATAATTGTTATAACCTCATTTCTGTATCGTTCCCGGTTTGTACGAGTATAGGGAGTAGTGCGTTTCTTGGTTGCACTAGTCTCACTTCCGTATCATTCCCGGCGTGTATGAGTATAGGGAGTTTTGCGTTTCAGAGCTGCACTAATCTTACTTCTGTATCGTTCCCGGTGTGTACGAGTATAGGGAGTTTAGCGTTTCGGAGTTGTTCTAGACTCATTTCTGTATCGTTCCCGGCGTGTACGAGTATAGGGGAAGGTGCGTTTTATGCCTGCGTTGGTCTCACCACCGTATCGTTCCCGGTTTGTACGAGTATAGGGAATACGGCGTTTCAGAGATGCTTTAATCTCGTTTCGTTGTACCTTACCGGATCTGTCCGAGTTAATCTGCTGAATAGCAGCGCTTTTTCTATGACTCCCATTGCTGGTTATACGACCTCCACCTCTGGCCAACTCGGCAGCATCTATGTCCCGGCATCGCTTCTGACCGAGTATCAGACTGCAACGAACTGGGCATATTTTAGTGAACGTTTCGTAGGCGTAAATCTCGAAGAAACCTAAGTAATAATGTGAAGAGGATGTTATGAAATTACAGATCTTGATTCCGCAGTATCATGAAACAGATGAGGTTATAAAGCCTCTTCTGGATAGTATCGCCATTCAGCAGAATGTGTCATTCGATGATGTTGGTGTAATCATATGCAATGATGGATCGGATGTACATTTGTCTGATGAATTGATCCATGGTTATCCTTTCCGGATAGATTATTATCTGGAAGAGCATCGTGGAGTGAGTGCAACAAGAAATGCGTGTATGGATCATGCATCGGCGGATTATGTTATGTTCTGCGATGCAGATGATATGTTCTACAATGCCTGTGGTCTCTGGATCTTGTTCCGGGAAATGGAAGCTGGTTTTGATTCTCTGGTCTCTTTGTTCATCGAAGAGACCAGACTTCCCGGGACTCGTGAAGTAATGTATATCAATCATGAGATGGATAGTACATTTGTTCATGGGAAGGTCCATCGCCTTGGGTATCTTAAAGACCAAAATATCAGATTTAATGATGCGTTGACCATTCATGAGGATAGTTTCTTCAATATCTTGTGTCAGAAGTGCAGTGAAAATGTGAAGTATTGTCAGACTCCGTTTTATTTGTGGCGGTGGAGAGATGACAGCGTGTGCCGACACGATCCGAAGTATATTCTCAAGACGTACAACAATATGCTCGAAAGCAATACGGCTCTGGTCAAAGAGTTCATCAAGAGAAATAAGAGCAACGAGGCTCAGTTCTATGCCACCATGATGATCTATGATGCATATTTCACGATGAACAAGAAAGAGTGGATGGATCAGGAAAATCAAGAGTATCGATATAAAACGGAAAAGCGGTTCAAGGAATATTATTTGGAGTTCAAGATCTTGTTTGATCTGATTTCGATTGAAGCAAAGACGCAGATTATAATGGGAATCAAGAATCGGTTTTTCGGTGAAGGTCTTTTGATGGAAAGTGTAACGTTTGAGGATTGGATCAAACACATCGCAGATGATATGTGAGGTGAAAGGCAATGATTGTACAGGAAGTAATTAAGGTTTTTGATAGTGGGGTAAAGTTGATTAAGACGTATTCGGATGCCGGATATTATGTGGTCAATGCGAATGGAGAAAAGTATGCTGAGGCGATTGACCCGGACATCATGCACCGGGTTTATACCGAAAGCGATGAGTTCATTCCTGAGGAAGAGCCGGAAGAGGAAGAGGAAAATATAGAGTGAGGGCCGCTGAAATAGCGACCCTCTTTCATTTTGGAGGTATGAAATGCCTTTAAATTTTATAGATATATCCATGTGGCAAAAGGGGCTTGATCTCAAGTCCCTTTTTTCTTTGAACCCGGAGCTCGGAGGGGTAATTGTAAAGTCTAGTGGTGGGGTATCGAATATACAGCCGACCTGTGATCCGTGGGTTCAATGGTTGATGGAGAATAATAAGCCGTGGGGATTCTATCATTATTTGGATGATGATTTTAAGAATTCATCTGGTAGAGCCGAGGCGGAATTTTGGGTGAAGAATTGTCGGAGTTATTTTGGTAAGGGGATGCCGTGGGCGGACTATGAGAAAAATGCGCTTAATATGGGAACGGGGTATCTGAAAGAGTTTCTTGATACCGTGTATTCTCTGACGGGCGTAAAGTGTGGAGTTTATTGTAGTCAGAGCGTTACCCAGAGCCAAGATTTCTCTGAGATAGCGTTTGCCGGATATCCGTTGTGGATGGCTCAGTATGCGGATATGGCGGTGGTTTATGGGTTCATAGAAAAACCGTGGCAGAAGGGATCGGTGAGCCCGTTTGACAGATATGTGATGCACCAATACACGGGAAATGGTCGGTTGAATGGTTATAGCAGTCCGTTGGATCTGGACAAGTTCTATGGATCAGTTGAAGATTGGAACAATTTGGTCTCTGGAATGAGGGAAATCAAAGAAGAAAAAGTTGCCGTTCCGGTTGCGAACCCGGTGAAGTTGAAGGCGGCAGATCCCGTTGCTATTTTGGATGTTTTAAATGGGAAGTATGGAACCAATCAAAATCGTGTAAATGGTTTAAAAGTCGCCGGGTATGATCCTGTCAGTGTGCAGAATAAGATCAATGAGTTGTATGGAGTAGGGTATAAGGTAAAAAAGGATATCGGGAATAATATGCCATACCTCAATGCCTTATTGAAGATCATAAAGTCATTGTAATTAAAGAATAAATAGATTCGCTTTAATTAGAGGATGGATGGGAGCCTTTAATTAAAGCGGATTTTATTTAGATATCAGTAAGGGAGGGTTGGAAATGTCTAACTCTACGTATGATATGTTGAAGTGGATTGCTCAGATATTTATTCCTGCGTTGGGTACGTTGTATTTCGCGTTGGCAAATATTTGGGGATTCCCATATGCGGAGCAGATCGTTGGAACGCTGTCTGCGGTGGATGCGTTCATGGGTGTTCTTCTCAAAATCAGTTCGGATAATTATTACAATGGGAAGCATGGGGTGTGAGTATGCTGCCTGATTTTGAGATGATTAATTATACCTTTGGAGAAAATGATGCAACGATAGTTCCAATCTTTGATGTACATCTTGGCGCGGCTGAGTTCATGGAAAAAGAATGGATGAGTTTTCTGGAGATGGTCGAGAAAACGCCCAATATGTATCTAGTGCTTGGTGGCGATTTAATCAACAATAATATCCGATCATCTGTGGCGGACATATGGAAAGAGCAGATGAGCCCGAGCGCTCAGAAAAAGTTGATGGCGCAGATGTTGGAGCCGGTTAAAGATCGTATCTTGTGCAGTGTGACCGGGAATCATGAGAGGCGCAGTTCGAGAGACGCTGATGACGATCCGTGTTACGACATTATGTGTAAGTTGGATATTGAGGATCGGCATAGGGAGAACATTGCGTTTGTCACGATTCGGATGGGGAAACAGGTTCGGGATAATGGCGTTCGTTCGTGGGGAGAGGAACGACCTGTTTACAATCTGGTAGTGACGCATGGATCGGGTGGAGGAATCTATACCGGAACGGCTGTGCTTCGGGCGGAGAGGTATGGATACACAATCGATGGGGCCGATCTGCTGATCGTGGGGCATAGTCATAAGCCGTTCACGACCCAACCGGGTAAGATCGTGATTGATAGTCGGAATAATAAAGTATCGGTAAAGCCGTTCAAGGTGGTTAATGCGACGAGTTGGTTGGATTATTCACCGTATGCGGCGCAGAAGATGATGTTGCCGACAACCCATTGTTTGCACACGATTACGTTGTGCGGTAATCATAAAGAAATGATTGTAACGATGTGAGGTGAGAGAGATTGAGTTTGATGGATCTTATAGACCTCGCAAAAGTTAAAGATGGTTTGTCTACCGGTGGAATTATTGTCTTTGTCATTTTGTCGATGATTCAGGTGAGCAAGATACCGTTCAATCCGTGGAGTGCCATTCTCAAGTGGATCGGGAATAAGCTCTTTGCGGATATCAAGGCTCAGGTCACGGAGATCGGGGAAAAGTTAGATAAGCATATAGAGGAATCAGAAAAGAAAGAGTTGTCTGATACCCGGAGAGACATTCTGGATTTCTGTAATGCCTGCATGAATAAGAGAAAGCATACGCAGGAGCAATTTAAGTTCGTTCTGAAAGAGTGTGATGCGTATGAAGAGTATGTAGAGAAGAACCATATTAAAAATGGAGAGATAGCGGCGGCTATAGCTGAAATCAAGAGAATCCATGCCAAGTGTTTACAGGAAAATTCGTTTCTTAAAGAGGGAGAAGAGACATGAATTATGTACAGGTAATTAATATCATTGCATATGTATTGTGTGTCGTTCTGTTCGCGGTGATGTTGTATTTCAAGATTCGTGGAAATGTTGTAGGGGCGGTCAGTGAGTTGATTGCTCTGGCAGAGGAAACAGGGTTGCCCGGATCTGAAAAGATGGCTATGGTGGTTTCTGAGTTGTATGAGAAGGTTCCCGGAGTGTTCAAGGCTCTGTTGACAGAGGAAGATCTGGCTAAGATCGCCCAGTGGGTGTTCGATTGGATGAGAAAGTATGCGGTCGCGTATGTAGATTCGCATGGAGATATTAAAGATGAAGAGATCAAGGAAACGAACCGGGATCTCTTGGAAGATATGATTAATCGTCTTTCGTCTTTGAGTATCGGTGCTCTGAAAGAGATGGCGGAAAAGCTTGGCATCGATATTGAAGGAATGAGTGATGAAGAAATTCTCAAGGCAATTGTATTGTCTTGCCTATTGAAATAAGGAGGAATAAAAAATGAGCGATATGATCGGACGTAGAATTATTGAGGCGGTCAAAAAGATCGCGCAGAATATTGGCGGTTCTGTGGGGAATACCGGGAATGTATTGGCGGACAATCTGGAGTCGATTGCTGATAATATGGGTTCTGGTGGCGGCTCCGGTGGTGGTGTGCTGGTCGCAACATTCACGTATGACCCAACGACCGAGACCACGGCCTGCGATAAAACCTATGTGGAGATTCATTCACAATTTCAAAGCGGTAACCCGGCGCTGTTTCGCTATGCAGAGATGGTAGAGGGGAAGCCGTCCGTTCTCGGGTCGGGGGTAATGAGCAGTTTCCTATATGAAGAGACCCTATATTATCTCGGGAATGCGGTAATCTACAATTATGGCCCTGAACAGGGGTACTTACCGCTTGATTATGTTGCTTGTGATATCAGCGAAAGCGAAGTTACATCACAGCGAACATACATTCCAACGGGCCAATAAGAGCCGAATAAATGCCCACGCTCTACACTATATTCGGTTCAATACTGATGTCGATTTTCCTCGTGCATTACGTGATGACGGGGATACCGCCAATGACGGCATGAAATGAATAATCCCCTTATGGGCGTAAAATTGCCTGTAAGTGGGTATTCTTTGGCAAGTGTTACAATTCAATATGGCTTTGACGATGGTTGACCTCCCCATCGTTTTAGCACCCGGATATCTTATATAGGTATTCGGTATAGATTTTGGCCCGTCTCGGCATTTGCCGGGGCGGGTCTTTTTTGTTTTATATAGACGAAAACAGGCACGAAATAACGTGTATTATCACGATTGAAAAAGTATTGAATATACGGTATAATTCAAAGCGTGGAAGGGATCAAAAAGTCCCCACCGGATGCGCCAACGGATTTCGATCTGGACACGCCGACAGAAGGTTGGGACATGGTTTGAAAAGGGGTGAAAAAATGGGCCGCTTTTTCAATAGCAATCGGTATCCTATGAGGATCAAGCTCAAGGTTCGCCGTTGCCTCGCAGAGATGGAAGAACTCGGCAAAGAGGATGATTTCTTCAAGGATGCTGTCGATGAGTTCTATCGGATGTATGAGGCGGGAAATTCCCCGAAGGTCGATGCGATGGTTGAATACCTCGTGTGCCTGTATGATGAGTGGTATAAGGATCGTGATTGGATTTCGCTCCAAACGACCTTGAGATTGTGTGCTTATCTGGAGGATGATTGAGATGATTGAGATCGTATATGATTATGATGGAACATCGGATAACATTGAGGTCTTTCGCGGAGAGTTTCAAGATGCTCTTGCCTATGCGCGGCGGCTCAAAGAAATGGGCTGCATGAATATCGGGATTCTTGAAAATGGAAAGTGGGTTTGGTTCATTCGGTGAATATGGAGGATTGCTGATATGATGTATTCGATTCCTGAAATCAATATGGAGGGTCTGGAGAAGAAGCTTCGCCGGATCGAGAACAAGTGCCTGAAATATGGTTGCGAGTTCAAGTATGAGCGAGTCGGTGAGCATTTCGAGAAAAGGAAGTACAAGGATGACCGCGGCGTTGTTCGGGAAGAGAATGTCAAGTACATTGATATTGATGTGGAAGGAAAAGCCGAGGTCAATGGATGGCGTTTCGCCGCTTCTCTGGAGTACACCGATAAGGGGAATGTGATTCAGGGCGTTGAAGGGATCGAGATTCCGGATCGGTATTATTCTTGTTCTCCTTGGTGTGAGCATTGCAAGACCCGGCGTGACCGGAAGAATTCTTACATCGTGTTCAATGAGGAGACCGGGGAGTTCAAACAGGTTGGAAAATCTTGCCTGAAAGATTTCACTCACGGTTTGAGTGCCGAGGCCGTGGCTCAGTTCGAGAGTTGGTTTAAGGAAGTT